AATGGGAAATCATCACCAGGTTGACAAGGGAGAACTGTTCATAGAACAGGGAATGACCCTTATTACAGAAGTAGAAAGTGAGAAATATCTTAGAAAAGCATCAAAACAGAAAAAAATTGCTCAGAATGAAGAACTCTACCCAATTCCAGACGATCGTTTAGAGCGTCCATGTGGTGGATCTCATGGATTTGATGATTTTGTTGAAAGGTGGCATGAGTAAATATAAATAAAATCAAGAAAACTCTATACCAATGGCAGAACAAAGGATATCCAGATCATTTAAAGACATCAGTTTATCCTTTGTTCCTCATCCTGTAACAAAGGATCTCCAAGTGTTAAAAAATGAGAATGCGATTCGTAGATCCGTAAGAAATATTGTTGAAACTATCCCCACAGAAAGATTTTTTAATTCATTATTGGGATCTGATGTGAGAGATAGTTTATTTGAATTTGTGGATTTTGGTACTGCATCGGTTATTCAAAGTCAGATTTTAGTTGCAATAGAAAACTTTGAACCAAGGGTTGATAATGTAGTTGTTGAAGTAGACCCTCAACCAGATGAAAATACATTTAATGTGACTGTTATTTTTGATATCATTGGGCAAGAGTTTCCAACACAAGAGTATACGTTCCTATTAGAGGCAGCAAGATAAGATGCCCTTTACAAAATTCACGAATCTAGATTTTGATCAGATAAAGACTTCAATCAAAGATTATCTTCGCGCTAATTCAACATTTAGCGACTTTGATTTTGAGGGATCAAATTTCTCTGTCTTAATTGATACACTGGCATATAACACCTATATTACTGCATTCAACAGTAATATGATTGTAAATGAATCGTTTTTAGATTCTGCAACTCTTCGTGAAAACGTAGTATCACTAGCAAGAAATATTGGATATGTTCCTCGCTCTAGAACTGCTTCAAAGGCATCTATATCCTTCTCTGTCGGCGGTATAACCGATAGTTTGACTGCTACCCTAAAAAAAGGTTTAGTGTGTGTTGGAGAGACAAATGACACCACTTATACTTTTTCAATTCCTGAGGATATAACAGCGAACGTTATTGATGGAACAGCAACATTTAGTAATATTGAAGTTTTTCAAGGAACATTTTTGACAAAATCGTTTGTCTATGATGGATCATTGGACCAGAGATTTATTCTCAACAATTCATTTATCGACACAAACACCCTCAAAGTTTATGTAAGTAAAACAAATGAAACAACAGGAATTGAATATAATTTAGTAAACAATATATTAAATATAGATTCTAATTCTAGAATCTATTTGATCCAGGAAGTTCAAGATGAAAAATATGAACTTATTTTTGGTGATGGGATATTTGGTAAAAAATTAGGTGATGGTAATGATGGTACGATTATAACTGCAAATTACATTATTACTGATGGGAAGGATGGAAACGGTGCAAGATCATTCACCTTCTCAGGAAGAATTGAAAAATCTAATGAAGATCCTATCAATACGGGAACTATTACAATAACGACTGATCAATCCTCATCAAATGGTGGAGATATAGAAACCATAGATTCGATCAAATATTATTCTCCAAGAAGTTATTCTGCACAAAATAGAGCGGTAACTTCTAGAGATTATGAGGCAATTGTTAAACAAATATATCCAAATACAGAATCTGTTTCTGTTATTGGTGGTGAAGAGCTTGATCCACCAGAATACGGGAATGTTATTTTAAGTATAAAACCAAAAAATGGAACTTTTGTATCAGATTTTGATAAGTCAAGAATTTTAAGTGATTTAAAACAATATTCAATGTCTGGAATTAATCAAAAGATTATTGACTTGAAAATACTTTATGTAGAAATAGATTCGACAGTCTATTATAACAGTTCTCAGGTCTCAAGTTCAGATAACCTGAAGACTAACGTAATCAATACTCTTACAAAATATTCTACTTCTACAGATTTGAATAAATTTGGTGGAAGATTTAAATATAGTAAAGTTCTCCAAACTATTGACAATACAGATAAATCAATTACATCCAACATTACTAAAGTAAGAATCAGAAGAGACTTAAAGGCATCTCTAAATACGTTTGCTCAATATGAACTTTGCTTTGGTAACAGATTCCATGTTGATCCAAAAGGTGGAAATATTAAATCAACAGCATTTAAAATTTCTGGAGAATCTTCCGATGTGTATCTTGCAGATACCCCAAATATTACTGCTGGTCAAATTAACGTAACAAACGCAGTAGAAGCTAGTAACGTATTTCTTTCCAGACCAGCTGATATTACCTCAACAAAGGGCACGATTTCAATTTTTAAAATTGATTCTAATGGAAATCGTGTTGTTGTCATTAAAGATGCTGGAACAGTGGATTATATTAAAGGTGAGATTATATTAAAAACAGTAAATATTATTTCAACATCAAAACCTAATGGTGTAATTGAAGTGCAGGCTGTTCCGGAATCTAATGATGTTATTGGATTAAAGGACTTGTATTTGGTATTTGATATTTCAAAAAGTCAAATAAATATGCTAAGGGACGTAATCGCTTCTGGCGATGAAATAACTGGAAATCTCTTTACAAGAGAATATTATACATCAAGTTATTCAAACGGGAAACTAACAAGAAACTAATATGATACAGACTGGATTTGAATCTAGAGTTAAGGTTCAACAAATTGTTGAGAGTCAACTTCCGAGTTTTATATTGGATGAAAATCCAAATGCATCTGAGTTTTTAAAACAATATTACATATCACAAGAATATCAAGGTGGTCCAATTGATATTGCAGAAAATTTAGACCAATATCTCAAGTTAGATAACCTAACTCCCGAAGTAATTGTTGGAGAGACGACTCTTTCTGCTAATATTTCATCTACAGAAAATACTATTCAGGTAGAATCTACAAAGGGGTTTCCACCACATTATGGTCTTTTCCAAATTGATGATGAAATAATTACATATACCGACATCACTGCAAATTCCTTTACGGGATGTATTAGAGGTTTTTCTGGTATAACTGGATATCACCAAGATTTAAATCAAGAAGAATTAATATTTACAGAAACTAAGAGTGAATCTCATACTTCAGGATCTAAAGTAAAAAATCTTAGTTCTTTGTTTTTAAAAGAATTTTACAATAAATTAAAATTTACTATTGCACATGAATTACAAGATACTAATTTTACTTCTAGTTTAGACGTAGGAACGTTTTTAAAAGAATTAAAATCTTTTTATCAAACTAAAGGAACAAACGAGTCGTTTAGAATATTGTTCAATGCCCTTTATAATGAAACACCATCCGTTGTAAATCTAGAACAATTTTTATTAAAACCATCACACTCAGAATACCTTAACAGAGAAGTTGTCATTGCAGAAGGAATATCTGGAATTACCACTTCTAATTTGGTTGGACAAACCATAAAAAAGGTAACAGATGAAACTACTAGTGCTTCTATATCTTCTATAGAACCATTTACGAGAAATGGCAAAACATATTTCAAACTAACACTTTTTGTAGGTTATAATGATTTTTCTGCTGTAGAGGGAAATTTTGTAATTACACCAAGCACAAAAACTACGTTATCATCGCCATCAGAATCATCTATAATTACTGTAGATTCTACAATAGGATTTCCTCAGAGTGGAACTTTATATTCTGGAAATAATACAATAGAATATACAAGTAAAAGTATAAATCAATTTTTTGGTTGTTCTGGAATAACTGAGGCAATATCAAAAAATGAAATAATAAGAAACAATGACATTTATTATGGATATGAAAATGGTGATACAACTAAAAGGGTTGAATTGAGATTTGTTGGGGTATTATCAGATTTAGTAAAATCAAATTCTATAAAAGCATCTGAAGGTGATTTAATAAAAGTAAAAAATCTTGGAAATCTTATAAAAAATCCTGCAACAAAAAATTATACGGAAATATTTGCAAACTCTTGGATTTATAATACGGCGTCTAGTTATGAAGTAGTATCTACAGATTCAAATTATACTTTAGGTAGTGAGATTGATCGATCCAGTTTAAAAGTTGGAGATAGAGTTGAACTGGTAGATCGTGGTACTAGGGCAATACAAAGTGATTCTGGCAATCCTTATATTCAATCTATTAATAGTTCAAATAATGTAAGTATTGATGGGTCTTTTTCAGATACACAAAGTTCCATAAAATATGATTTAAGAAGAATCATTAATACTGCAAATAGTTCTGGAGTCTCAATTGAGAATGGCAATAATACATTAACATCGGATATACAAAATTTATACACTGATAGCAATGATTATGCTTATATTGCATCAAATTCTTTACCATCAGGATCTATAAGTGGATCAAATAATTACCGATATAATATAACAAAAAGCACATATAAATTTACCATAAACTCATTATCTTCTTTACAGGACAAGGATTCTCTTGGTGATTATACCACAATTTCTTCTGCAACAAATATTCCTTTTATTACGGGCGATAAAATTTATTATTCCCCATTAACGTCTCCTCTTGTTGGATTGGAGGAGGGAATTTATTATGTTGAGGTGATTAGTCCAAAGAGCATACGTCTTTATACATCAAGATCTTTTATTGGTGGAACTAATTATCTTAGTTTTTCGGTTCCAAATTCTGGAATATCTGCACACACCTTTATTCTGTATTCACACAGAACTAATCAAATTGGAGCACAAAAATTATTTAAAAAATTTCCTTTAAAATCAAATATTAAGAGTCCAGGCAAAAAAACAGAACCTGGAACAACTGGAATGTTGATCAATGGTGTTGAGATTAGTAATTATAAGTCCGAAGATAAAATTTACTATGGTCCATTAGAATCTATTAGTGTTTTTGGTGGTGGAGAGGATTTTGATGTTATAAATTTACCCAATATTGAATTATCTTCAGATAATGGATCTGGCGCTCTAGTTCAACCAGTTATTTCTGGTAGTTTTAAAGAAATTTATGTAGATTCTCAAAATTATGATATTGATAAAATTTTATCGATTGATATATCTGGTGGAAATGGAACTGGTGCAGTAATAAAACCAATATTAACTAGAAGATTTAGGGAAGTATCATTCGATGGAAGATTAACTACAAATTCTGGAGGAATAAGTACTTCTAATAATAGGATTATATTTTTAAGTGATCACAATTTCCAAGATGGAGAAGAAATTATATACAATTCCAATGGTAATTTGGAATTAGTGGTAGGATCTGGTTCTTCCACGCTCATCAATAATTCCTCATACTTTGTTAAAGTTCAAAACAATATCACAATTTCTATATTTGAATCTGTATCAGACTATGCGGCAGGAATTAACACCGTAGGATTTTCTACAGGAACTAGTGGAACTCATAAATTTAGAACAGCAAATTCTAAAAATGTGGTATCGGACATTGAAATTATAAATGGTGGATCGGGGTATACTAACAGAAAATTAGTTGTATCTCCTTCCAAAGTATCTACTACAAATCATACAATTAACTTTGATGACCATGGATTTAAAAGTGGTGAACTGGTAGAGTATAGTTTCCAAACTTCAACCATATCTGGACTTTCTACAAGTAATCAATACTATATCTTGAAAATTGATGATGATTCATTTAGATTATGTGATGCTGGGATTGGTGGAACAATAACCTCAAATTATAATAGAGAAAATTTTGTAAAATTCTCAACTTCTGGTAATGGATATCAATATTTCAAATATCCAGATATTTCAGTTACTATAAAATATAATCCAGTAGGATTTTCAACAAATACACAAGTTTATCAGAATCTTTTAGTTACTCCTGTAGTTAGGGGAAGTATTGATCAACTATATCTCTACAATAAAGGAACTGGATATGGATCTACAGTATTAAACTATGAAAATTCCCCGACGGTACAAATAAAAAATGGAAAGTATGCCAATATATCACCAAATATTTTAAATGGATCTATAAATTCGGTAACAATTCAATATGGGGGAATTGAATATTACTCAGTTCCAGATTTAGTAGTTATTGACCCTACAAATAAAGGATCTGGAGCAAAACTTAGACCAATTATTTCAAATGGTGCAATAACTGAAGTAAAAGTTATTAACGCTGGCATTGGATATTCTACTTCATCATATATTAATGTTGTTTCTTCTGGAAAAGGTGCATCACTTAAATCAAACATTAGGTCTTTGACTGTTAATGCTAATTTGAAACTTGGGGATGAAAATTCTGGAAGTGAAATTTTAGTAGAATCTGACAACAAATTAAAATATACAGTATCTGGATATTTTAACTCTTTAAGGGATTCATTTGGAGAAAGTGCTTCAAATTCAGTAAATCCTAAGATTTCAGGAATTATTGGATGGGCTTATGATGGAAATCCGATATATGGTCCATTTGGATACTCAGATCCAGAAGATAAAACAACTATTACAAGATTGACTTCCGGTTATTCTAAAGACATAACAAAAGTTTTAGATAGACCAAGTGGATTTGCTGAGGGATTTTTCATTGAAGATTATCAATATACTAATAGTGGTTCATTAGACCAAAAAAATGGAAGATTTGAAAAAACACCAGAGTTTCCAAATGGCGTCTATGCCTATCATGCGACAGTAGAATCTTCGGGAACACCAACATTTCCATATTTTATTGGCAATGAATATCATTCGGAAACTTTATCTGAAAATCAGTCATTAAATCAAGAATTTGATTTTAAATCTTCAACACTTCTCAGAAATACTTTCCCATACAAAGTTTCTGATATTGGATCTAGTTATGACTATTTCATAGAAATTGATGATATTAAAAAACAAGAAGTTACTGTTGAATCGGTTTCTTTTGGATCTGTTGATAATTTCTCGGTTATAAATGCGGGGGATAATTACAAGGTAGGAGATTCTTTAAACTTTGATAGATCAATATCGGGTGGAGGTGTTGATGCGATAGTTTCATCTCTAAAAGGAAAAAGTATTACCAAATTAGAGACATCCTCTCTCACTTATCCTCAAGCATTATTCACTTGGAATGATGTTAATAGTGTAAAGGTAAATATTCTACCTAACCACTCTCTGAAAACTGGAGATTACATTTCTATCTCTGGATTTGCATCTACATTATCTAATCTAAATGGAATTCATAAAGTAGCAATTTCTCCAGAATCAACATCACTTATATCTTCAATTACTAGTGCTGCTAGTATTGGAACCACAGAAATATATGTATCATATATTCCAGAGAGTGTTTCCGCTGGAAGCAGCATCGGAATTGGAACTGAAACCTTGATGGTTCTCAATACCTTCAAACAAAAAGGTATACTTAGAGTAGAAAGAGGATTGACTAATGTATCGCACAATCAGAATACGACAGTAAGTTTTAATTCCGATTCATTTACCATACCAAAAGAAGTAGAGTATTTTGAATCTAAGTTAAATGATAAAGTATATTTCAATCCTCAAGAATCTGTAGGTATTGGTACAATAGTGGGACTATCCACTTCAGTATCTTTTGATTTTGGCGGATCTAATATTACTAGAAGTATTCCTACAAAATCAATTTACATAGAAAATCACCCATTTAAAAATAATCAACAAATTTCATATGCAAGTAATGGAACTAATATTTTCATATCAACCGATGGAATTTCTGTAAGTAGTTTACCATCAACTTTGTATGTTGTAAACAAAGGAAAAGACTTAGTTGGATTAAAAACAGAATTAAGTTCTTCGGAGTTATTTTTCCACAGTAATGGGGATGATAATGATAAGTATCTTTTTGAGTCGATTTATCCACAGATAACTGGAACTGTTTCTAGAATAAAAACTACAGTATCTGTATCAACAGCGCATGGATTACTTGAAAATGATGTTATCTCATTAAATGTTCAACCCAGTCTTTCTGTTGGTATTGGAACATCTACATCGGTTAAAATCACAAGAGATTCTAATAGTTCTAATATATTAGTAAATCCTATCGGATTTAACTCTACAGGAATCAACACTTCATCGGATACATTAACACTTACAAATCACAATTTAAACACGGGCGATAAAGTCAACTATTCTGCAGATATAGTTGCTTCCGGATTATCGGCAGGAAGTTTCTATGTTTACAAAGTCGATGATGATCAAATTAAATTATGTGAAACAAAGAAAGATTCACTATTAAATCCTCCAACCGTTGTAAGCATTGCAGGAACTGGTGGATCATCTCAAACAATTGCTAAGATTAATCCAAGAATAGTTTCTATAAGAAATAATGACTTGGTATTTGATTTATCTGATTCGTCACTTTCGGGATATAATTTTAAAATCTATACTGATAATCAATTTAAGAATGAATTTGTTTCTACCGGATCAACAGGATCCTTCAATTATTCTTTAGTTGGAACTGCACTCACTATTTCATACGACTCTTCATTACCAGAAAAATTATTCTACACCTTAGAAAAATCTGGTTCTATTAGTACGACGGATATAGATGTTCAGAATTATTCCGAAATACTATTAACTGATAGTGATTATAATAATACTTACAGTGTTGTTGGAGTTGGAACAACTACATTTGATATTGTTCTCTATCAAAACCCAGAAAGACTCTCATATACATCTACTGAGTGTGATAGTGTAGTATATACAACAACTTCTACCACTGCTTCTGGGCCGATTGATGGATTTAAAATAATTTCTAGTGGTGGTGGATATAAAAAATTACCAACATTGAGTAGCATAACTTCTGCCAATGGAAAAGGAGCTAATGTTGTAGCAAAATCAAATACTATTGGGGTAATAAAATCTATAAAAACAAATAATGATGAATTTGAATATCCTAGTGATCCAACTTTACAACCAAAAGCAAATATTTCTTCATTGGTCGTTGTAAAAGATGCAAATGAATTGGAATCGGTATCTGTTGTTAGTGGAGGAAATGGATTTATTTCTACACCAGATATTGTAATTGTAGATTCTGATTCTGGTAAAAAAATAAATTCTGGAGTTCTTGAGGCAGAACTTTCTGGAAGTTCTATTCAATTTGTAAATATCATTTCACCTCCAAAAGGTCTCCCTGATACTGAGGTCAAAATTCGTACCGTTAATAATAACAATGGATTTACAATTCATAAAGTTCAGTCAGATTCAACAGGAATATTTACTTGTTTTATAACAAAACCTGTTAGTGGAGTTCCCTACTTTGCAACAAACGATAAAGTTTTTATTGAAGGAATACAGAAATTTAGTACAACTGGATCTGGATTTAATTGTGAAGATTATTCATATGACTTCTTTACTGTTGCAGGAGTAACGATATCTTCACCATATGATGAAATTAAAATTGATATTTCTGGAATAACAACTAATCCTGGAATAGCGAAAACAATACAAGATGGATCGGGAGTATTAATTCTTGAAGACGATTATCCAACATTTACAATCACACAGAAAAAATCAACTTTTGAAAAAAATGAGATTCTCACTTTAGAAAACAATAATATTGATTTAAATGTTCTTAACTTTGATGGATATTTCTTGGAAGTTAATGGAACGTATGAATTGTCAGTAGGTCAAGTTGTTATCGGCAGCGAAAGTGGATCTTCTGCAACTATTCATTCAATAGACAAAAATGATACAAATTATTCAATCAATTATTCAGTATTGAAAAATTTTGGATGGAATGATGATTTTGGAAAATTAAATTCAGATTTCCAGGTTATACCAGACAATGATTATTATCAAAACTTATCATATACTGTAAAAAGTAGCAAAAAATATTCAACTTTAGAGTCATCAGTATTCAACGTTCTTCACACAAGTGGAATGAAGAACTTTGCTGATACTGAAATTAAAAAAACTGTTAATATATCAGGAATTGGATCTACAGATTCTAGTGTGTATCTTTATAATGTCTTAGGTGACGAAAGAGTTGATTCTATTTACAATTTCGACTTTGTAAAAGATTATAATGTTATTAGCGGAACATCCAAGTTTTTGGCCTTCAAAAATCAAAAACTTGCGGACTTCTTTGAGTCAAAAGAAAATAATGTATTATCAATAGACGATATTAGCAGTCAATTCTCGTACTTTGAAGATTCTCCTACCGAATTTTTAAATATTTCAAAATTAGACAATACAAATTCTTATGATAGTTATTTGATTAGTGTTTCTAATTTGGATAATACTAAAGTTCAATTTGCAGAGATTGTAATATTGAGTGATAAGGTTGATAATTATATTCTTCGTAAGGGTAATGTTTCAAATCAAACCATTAATCCAGGATCTTTTGATTTAGTTGTAGATGAGTTTAATGATTCTTACTTTAGATTTGTTCCTGAGGATCCTTATGATACTGATTATGATTTGAAGATACATAAAGTCATTTTTGAAGATTCGATTGTCGGAATTGGAACTACTTCTGTTGGTTTTATTGATATTATTGGTAAAAATGAAACGGCAACTTCTGGAATTACAACAACTTTAGTTGGAGTTAATACTAACAACTTTGGTTCTTTATATGCAAATGTTCAAGTTATAGACAATACAACAAATGATATGAATTTTGTTGAGTTGTACTTAACTCATGATGGGGAAAACACATACATTTCTGAATATTATTTCGACTCAGAGATTCAAACTGGTGGATACTCTGGTAATTTTATGGGTTCATTTACATCAGATATCTCAAATGATATTCTTTCTTTGAGTTACACAAATAACACACAAAATACAAACACATTAAGAGCAAAAGTAGTGGGATTTGGAACAACATCAACACCTGGTGTTGGTGGATCATATAGATTCAAGTTGGAAAGACAACCTGACGGAAGTGAAAGAACTATCATTTATCAGTCGAATAATGTAGTCGGAGTTGGAGTAACAACAGTTTTATCGATAGACAAAAATAAATTCAACGCAGTAAAATCTCTTGTTGAAGTAGGAATTGGAACAATCAAGTCCGTACATCAAGTTTATATGATTCAGGACACTTCTGATGTACATATCACTCAATCAGCCCTTCTCTCTGTAAGTGGTATTACTACTTTTGATACTGCTATGGGAATAGGCACATTTGGAGGTAATAATTCTGGATCCACATTAGACCTCACTTTCACACCTGATTCAGATTATTCTGCATCAACTATTACAGTATCAGCACTTAGTGAATTATTCTATACCGACTTAGATATTTCTAATGTGCCACCTGCTCTTGAATATGGAAAAATACGTGAAGATATCGACCTCAAATTTTATAATGCCATCAACGGAGATAGAATTAACAAAACTAATTTTGCCCTTACACATAATGGAACTCCAATTTTTGTAAAAGTATTCGATCCTCAGAACACTAACGCTCTCATTTCTACTACTGGAACTTTTAATATAAACAATCACTTCTTCAAGAATGGTGAAGAATTGATTTATACTCCAAAATCTTCAATAATTGGTATTGCTACCACAGCAATGACTTATACAAACTCTACTAGTGGAGTAACTGACACTTTACCATCGACTGTGTTTGCTGTAGTAACAGATTTTAACAGAGAAAGTTTCCAAATATCAACAACAAGAAGTGGAGCTGCGGTAACATTTACAGATCTTGGTGGTGGAAATATTCACCAGTTTGAAATGGCGAATAAGAGCACTAAATCAATAATTGTAGTTGATGATGCCATACAACATCCTATAACGTTCTCCGGTGCATCTACTACATTATCAGGATCTATTGGAACGACAACAAACACATTTACTCTGTCTGGAATATCATCGATTAATCCATCAGATATTCTAAAAGTTAATAATGAATATATGAGAGTGAACAATGTTGGATTGGGAACTTCGAGTGTTGGTCCAGTAACAGGAATAGGCACATTTAATGTTGTAGACGTTGATAGAGGATTTGTTGGGACTAGTGCAACAAATCATTCAAATGGAAATACAGTCGATATCTACAGAGGTTCATTTAATATTGTTGAAAATGTTATCCACTTTACTCAAGCACCAAGGGGTAATCCTCAAATAGATAAAACTAAATCTAATTTAGATTTTGAAACATCCGATTTTAATGGTAGAGTATTTTTAAGATCTGATTACGCAACTAATAAAATATATGATGACATATCCAATGAATTTAATGGAATTGGTAGGACATTTACTTTAACAACATCAGGACTAAACACATCTGGAATTGGAACAGGTGGTGGAAACGGAATTGTTCTCATAAATGGAATATTCCAACAACCATCAACAGACAACAATCCAAATGGCAACTTTAATATTTTTGAGAATACATCTCCATCACCAGGAATAACCACGATTGTTTTCTCTGGTATAACTAGCGCAAATTCTGATCCAGCAATTTATATTACATCTGATGTTGATGTAAATCAAAATCAAACTCCAAGGGGAGGAATTATTGTTTCTTATGGATCTACCCCTGGACTTGGTTTTGCACCTCTTGTGGGAGCATCTGTGACTGCCATAGTTGGCGCAGGAGGAACTATTGCTGGTATTACTACAGACCTTATTGGAGGAACATTTGGATCTGGATATTATGGATTGGTAAGTGTTGCTATTACAGAAACAGGACATTCTGGAGCAGCTGCAACAATTACTGCAGTTGTCGGTGCTGGCGGAACTCTAACCTTTTCTATTGATGGAGAAGGAAGCAATTACAATAATCCATCTATATTAGTTTCATCTCCATCATATGAAAATCTTTCAGTTGTTGGTGTTTCTAGAATTGGAATTGGAACAACAACTACTACTGGAATAGGACTTTCAATGAGTCTTTCCGTTGGACCTGTTGGAGAAACGGGAGCAGGAGCAACTTATTTTGGTGTCACTGAGTTTGAATTTTCTAAGATTGGTTATGGTTTTAGAAAAGGTGATGTATTCAAACCAGTAGGACTTGTCACCGATGGAAGTCTATCAAGTCCACTTCAAGATTTTGAAATAACGGTTCTTGAAACTTATTCAGATACCTTTGCTGCTTGGGAATTTGGAGAATTAGATTTTATTGATTCTATAAAAGAATATCAAGATGGATCTAGAGTTACTTTCCCACTCAACTATAATGGAGAACTACGTAGTTTTGAACTTCCTGAGGACGGAGATGTTGATCTTGCAAGTTGTCTTTTAATTTTTATAAATGGAATTCTTCAGGTTCCAGGAACATCATATATTTTTGGTGGAGGAACTTCTTTCCAATTTACAAACCCCCCTAAAGAAGATGATAACATATCAATATATTTCTATAAAGGATCTGGAAATGATGTAAGATCTGGAAACACAAATACAACAATTCAAGTTGGTGATACTCTTACATCTCTTGCTGGGGAAATTGGTATTGATCAACAGGGTAGAGTTGTAACTAACATATCATCTTCAGACGTGGTTGAAACTAATCCATATAGCGGAGTTGGGATAAACGAGTTAGATTGGAAACCAGTTAAGTGGACGAAACAAAAATCCGATAAAAAAATAAATGGAGAAAATGTTTCAAAAGAAAGAGATTCTTTAAAATCACTTGTTTTCCCCACAGCAAATATTATATCTGATGTTGATACCAGTGCAAATATGATATTTGTTGATAGTATTGATTTATTCAGATATGAAGATCCAGACCTATCATCTTTTAATGCATTGGTCGTAGATAATGTTTCTGTTGGAATTGGAACAACAGACCCTGTAGAGTATGTTGAACTTATTAGTAATTTTACAAATATTATAGGAAATTCTGGAGATGTTATAGGGATTGCTTCTACTGGTAGCTCTCCTCTGGGAATTGAATTTGAATTGGATGATGTGTCGGATATAAGCACAGGATATCCAATTTATATTACAGACACAAAAGTTGGAAGTGGAGTTACATCCATTCTTTCATCCAGCGATTCTGATGTTGTAGCAATTGGTTCTACATACCTAGACAACATTTATCATGTTCAACAGGTTTCTGTAACTCCCGGTTCTTCCCCTGCTGGTATTGTTACTTGCTATGTTGATTCCAATTCAAATTTAGTTGGAATTGATACTACAGGAAAGGTTGGAAAATTCTCTTGGGGGAGATTGTCAAATACTGTCGATTTGGAAAGATTAAATCCAATATCTATTGGAGTAACTGGAAGGGTGGTTTCTGGATTGTCAACATACCCAGTTATTATGAGAAGGGGTGGAGACACCACATTGAGACAAACAGGTTCAATTTACAGAATCTAATATTACACACACTGTATAAATATCTAAAAAACTATTAATATGTCTGCCGTAGTAACAGATCAATTTAGAATACTTAATGCGAGTAATTTTGTAGACTCTGTTTTGGATACAAATAATTCATATTATGTTTTTCTAGGATTGTCAAATGCCAAAGATCCATCTGTTGGGTTTGGTAGAACTAGTACTTGGGACACCCAAAATGTTGGAAATGGACCAAATCCAGTAGATAATTTACAATATATGACACATTATAGAGATACTTCTCTATTTGGAAAAAGAATTACTGGCGATAACGTTAGAAGAGTCATAAGAAAAGTACAATGGACTTCTAATACACAATATGATATGTACAGACATGATTATAGTAGTACAAACGAATCTCCAAATTCAAAGTCGGCAAGATTATATGATTCAAACTATTATGTGATTAATAAAGATTTTAGAGTTTATATTTGTATTGATAATGGATCTTCTGGATCTTTGGTAAAGGGTAGTAGATCAAAAATTGAACCAACATCAACTGACCTATTACCTTCCAAACCTAGTGGTGATGATTATTCTTGGAAATATCTGTTTACAGTATCTCCAAGTGATATTGTAAAATTTGACTCAACAGAGTATATTGTTCTTCCTAATAATTGGTCAACATCTACAGATCCAGAAATATCTAGAGTTAGAGATGGGGCTACTACTTCCGGTCAAATAAAAAAAGTTTACATTGAGTCTGCTGGTACTAGTGGATATAGTGATGGAACTTACAATATTCTGGGTGATGGTACTGGTGCTACAGTTCAAATAACAACTAACGCAGGTAAAATTACAAAGGCAGACGTAGTAGATGGTGGAAGTGACTATACCTGGGGAGTAGTGGATTTGGGAGTTGGTAATGGTGCTAAGTTAATACCAATCATCCCACCATCAAAAGGTCATGGATACGACATTTATACAGAGTTAGGTGCCGATAGAGTTTTAGTATATTCCAGATTTGATGATTCTACAAAAGATTTTCCGATTGATACAAAATTTGCACAAGTTGGATTAATTAAAAATCCACAATCTCAATCCTCTTCTGTAACATATACAGGATCAACATATTCATCATTATATGCAATAAAATTAACTGATTCTTATTCTGGAACTCCAGTGATTGGTGAAAAAATCACACAAGAGCAAGTGGGAGTGGGCATTGCAAAGGGTTATGTTGCCTCATATGATTCATCAACAAAGGTTCTAAAATACTATAGAGATAGATCTTTATACTTTAACAACCAAAAAGATCAAATTGATTATACAGGAGTTTCTATTGGATCTACTGTTACGAATTTCAATTCCACTAGCACCATCACATTTTCATCACCATCAGGTCAAACAGCAACAGTCTCTGATGGATTCAGTGGAAGTAGTTTTAACGGGGTTGATCTTGGTGTTACTTTCACATCTGGTCTTGCAAGTCCAGAGATAAATAAAAAGACAGGGGATATTATTTACATTGATAACAAGCCTGAAGTACAAAGAAACATTAGGCAAAAAGAAGACATTAAAATCATTCTGGAATTCTAAAAAAAGATGGCACAAAAAACAGACTTAAACGTTAATCCATATTTTGACGATTTTGACTCAAATAAAAATTTTTATAAGGTCTTATTTAAGCCAGGATATCCAGTCCAAGCGAGGGAATTAACAACCCTCCAATCTATTTTACAAAATCAAGTTGAGTCTTTTGGTAGTTATATTTTTAAAGATGGAACCGTAGTAAGTCCTGGAAATATAACCTACGATAATCAGTATTATGCCGTAAAGTTAAACTCCACGAATTTTGGTGTAGACGTTTCTTTATACATCAATAACTTTATTGGCAAAAAGATAACAGGACAATCTTCTGGGTCTACAGCAACTGTTCAATTTGTATCTCTTCCAGATGGGGGTCAAGTTGAAGATTTGACAATTTATGTAAAATATGTAGATTCAAATAATAACTTTGTTTTCGAACAGTTTGAGGATGGAGAATCTCTATTTGCTAGTGAAAATGTAACTTATGGAAATACTGTAATTAATTCAGGAACTCCATTCGCATCTCTTATTGACTTAAATGCAACTTCAATAGGTTCTGCAGCATCTATTGGAGAAGGAACATACTTTATCAGAGGGTTTTTTGCAAATGTTTCCAAGCAAACTATTATTTTAGACAATTATACAAATACTCCTTCATATAGAGTTGGTCTAAAAATTCAAGAACTGACTGTAAATGCAAAAGATGATAATTCTTTATATGATAATGCTAAAGGATTTTCAAATTTTTCCGCACCTGGAGCAGATAGATTACAAATAAATTTAACTTTAACTAAAAAATTATTAACAGACACCAATGACACTGATTTTGTAGAATTGTTTAGAGTATCTGACGGTAAGATCAAAAAGATTACAACTAAAACAGAACTTGCAAGACTTGGAGATTATTTTGCGGAAAGAACATATGAAGAATCTGGACATTATGCATTAGAAAACTTCAATATATCCGTCCACAATTCTTTAAATGATAAACTTGGAAATGATGGATTGTTTTTTGACGATCAATTTACGGATCAGCAAAGAACACCATCAGATGATTTGATGTGTGTTAAATTGTCTTCTGGTGAGGCATATGTTGGTGGATATAATGTAGAAAAACCAGTCGGGACAATTTTAGATGTAGAAAAACCAAGAGATACCGAATCTATTTCATCCGCGATCATTCCTTTTGAGATGGGGAACCTTCTTAGAGTCAATAATGTAAGTGGAGCACCAAAGCAGAAGGAATCTATTGATCTTTATGATAAATTTGTTGGTGGTGGTGGAACAAAGATTGGTGATGCCAGAGTTTATACATTTAACCTATCTAGTTCTGCATATCAAGATGGATCTACAAATTGGGATTTGTACCTTTATGATGTTCAGACTTACACTTCTCTCACCTTAAATACACCAGTAGCACCTCTGGGATTAATAACTTCATCTTACATTAAAGGTAAGAGTAGTGGTGCGAGCGGATATGCAGTTTCCTCTGGTTCTGGAAGCACTGTAAGTGTAAGACAAACTTCTGGAACATTTTCTGTTGGAGAACAATTAATTATTAATGGTGTTGATGCTTCCGCAACAGTAGCATCCGTCATTTCATATGGAACAAGGGACATTAAGTCAGTTTCTCAAACTGGTGTTTCCAATTTTCCAGATTTCACCGCAGATTCTCTTTTAGATTCTATCAATCTCCCTAATGGTGTTGTTGGAGGAACTATTAGTGGTGGAACACTTGTAAGTCCCGGAAAAATATTCACAGGTATTAAAGTTGGTGATATTATTAGATATCAAACTGCTTCTGGTGATGAAACTTTTAATAGAGTTACGGCGAATAATACAACATCACTTTCTGTTGGAATTGGAGCAACCGTTTCTGGAGTATCTGATGGTGCTGTTGTTGATGGAACCTACTCACAAATTAAACTTGGCGTTCCAACACTGAGAAATCAAGATAAAGGATACCTCTATGCAGAACTTCCAGATTCCAATATCGAATCAGTAAATCTTTCAGGATCATCATTAGCAGTTTCGGAACAAATAACAAATTTAACTATTGCTTCCGGCACATTAACATTTGACTTAGATAATATTGCAGGAATATCAAGTGCTTTCTTTAAAGGATTTGATGAAGAAAGATATTCAGTTCACTATAGCGGTGGTGGAATAGGCACAGTAACATCAGATTCATTCAGTCTCAATAGTGCGACCAATACAGTTACTATTACTGGACTGCAAAATGGAAGTAATGTTGTAGTTAATTCCACTCTTTCAAAGAATGGTATTCAAAGTAAGATAAAGGAATATACAAGAAGTACTTCTCTTGATGTTGTTTATTCTAAGAATTTACAATCTGGAACTGCAGGATCAAACTCAAATAACTCAATAGACGATGGGTTGACATACAATAAAAATTATGGATTAAGAGTTCAAGATGAGGAAATATCTTTAAATTATCCAGATGTTGTTAAAGTTTTAGCAATTTATGAATCAACCGGAACTAGTGCTCCAATTTTAGATAAGATACAATTTGCAGATACTTCCATTGTAACAAATGCTATTATTGGAGAGAATATTTTAAGCACAATAAACAATGCTATTGGTAGAGTAGTATCTAAGAGTTCTAATGTTATTGATATTGTTTATTTAAATCAGGAAAGATTTGTTTCTGGACATTCCGTAAAATTTGCAGAGAGTAATTCTTCCGCAAACATACAAACAGTAACTCCTGGCGCATATAAAGATTTGACGAATGAATTTACCTTAGATAAAGGTCAAAAAGATCAATATTATGACTATTCAAGATTGGTTAGAAAACTAAACACATCTATTCCATCAAAACGTCTTAAAGTTATATTTGATCATTATACTATACCAGCATCAGATAATGGTGACGTTTATACTGTCCTTAGTTATGACAAGGATAGATATGCCGAAGATATTCCAGAAATAGGAACCAAGAAAGTAAGAGCTTCCGATACTTTGGACTTTAGACCAAGAGTGTCTCAATTTGTTGCCACTGATAAGTCACCATTTGACTTTGGATCAAGAACTTTTGGAACATTGCCAAAGTTAGTTTTAAAACCTAAAGAAGATTCTCTTATTGGATATGATTATTACTTACCAAGAATAGACAAAATATTCTTAGATACTTTTGGCAATTTTATTGTTCAAAAAGGAACTTCGGCAAGAAATCCAAAAGAACCAATAAATGCAAATCCAGATCAACTAATGGATTTGGGAACAATAACTCTTCCAGCATATCTGTACAATCCGAATGATGCATTAATATCATTGGTTGATAATAGAAGATATACTATGAGAGATATTGGAAAACTTGAAGATAGAATTGAAAATCTTGAAGTTGTAACTTCCCTTTCATTATTGGAGTTAAACACACAGACTCTTCAGGTCCAAGATGCACAAGGAAACAATAGATTTAAAACAGGTTTCTTTGTTGATGATTTTAAAAATAACTCTTTAATTAATCTAGACGTTTCTTCTATTCAAGTTAACACCGAATCACAAGAATTAACTACTATTTCAAGTCAAAATACTTTAAAGAGTCAAATTGCTCCTGCTTCAAATACATCTGACGAAACTTTAGATTTCTCTCAAAATTTTGATCTTTTAGACTCCAATGTACAAAAAACAGGAAATGCAATTACTTTAAAGTATGAAAGCGTTGATTGGATTGAACAACCATTAGCAACAAAGGTAGAAAATGTAAACCCATTCCACGTTGTTTCGTATAATGGTTTTGTATCTCTATCTCCATCTAGTGATAGTTGGGTAAGAACAATTAGATTGTCTGCAACATCTTCCAGTGTTAATACACGTATTGCAGATCCAAATCGTGCAGGAACGACAGGTACTTTTGTTACTTCTAGAGATGTTATAGTTTCTTCTGGAAACGAGCAATACATGCGCTCCAGAAACACACAATTTGCTGCAAATAATCTAAAACCACTAACAAGGTTTTATCAGTTCTTTGATGGAAATGGTTCCGTTGACTTTATACCAAAATTATTAGAAATTTCCAACGACGAAACTCTAACAACTTATGGATCTGTTGGATCATTTGAAGTTGGAGAAACTGTACTTGGATATGATGGAGAAAATAATATAATCTCCTTCAGACTTTGTTCCGGCAATCATAAAGAAGGAACCTATAATTCTCCAAGTAAAACATTTAACATAAATCCATATGTAAAGTCGGAAAATCTTTCATCATCTTATAGTCAGTCCTCCAAAGTTCTTAACATTGATGTTTTAGCACTGTCTGAAGAAGCACAAGGAAAATATTCTGGATATATTAAGACAGGAGTTAAATTGGTAGGACAAACTAGTGGTGCCATTGCTTTTGTAAAAGATTTAAAACTTATTAGTGATAATTATGGAGATCTGATTGGATCTTTCTTCCTTAGAGATCCAAATACATCTCCAGCACCATCAATTAGAATCACCACCGGAACTAAGACTTATAAATTAACAAATAGTTCAACTAATGCTCAACCTTTACCAGGAAGTAAATTAACTTCTGCAGCAGAAACTTCTTATAGATCTGAAGGAAGATTTGAAGTTCGTCAGCGTCAAACAACAAGAGTAACTGCTGAATTCTATGATCCATTGGCACAATCCTTTAGTGTTGGTGGAAATATTGAAGCTCCAAATGCAATTGGGCAGAATGATGATGCTAATGGGGCATTTTTAACTGCTGTAGATTTGTTCTTTGGTAACAAACCATCAGGAAATGATCCTGTAAGAATTGAAGTCAGAACGGTTGAACTCGGTACTCCAACGAGAACTATTATTGGAAAACCAGTTACTTTAGTACCTTCAGATATAACTACCTCAACAACAGGTGAAGTAGCAACAAAGGTAACATTTGAGTATCCAATCTACTTAGCACCTGGTCAAGAATATGCAATTGTTGCTGTTGCAGAAACAACTGATGAATATGAGTTGTGGATTGCGGAAATGGGTGAAAGAACTGTTAACACCCAAACATTACCAGATGCAGAAGCGGTAATTTATTCAAGACAATTTGCTCTTGGAAGTTTGTTTAAGTCGCAGAATGGATCTATTTGGACAGCAAATCAGTATCAAGATCTTAAGTTTAAACTTTACAAGGCAAACTTCACATCAAATAATGGTACTGCTTTCTTCTACAATCCATCTTTAGATCAAAGTAATGGATATGTAGAAACCTTAGGGAACAATCCTGTAACGACGTTACCAAAAACAGTAAATCTTGGTATATCTACAATTGCTGCTGGAGATGGAAATATTGGAATACTTACAGTAGGTAGAAAAATAGCAGCATCTAATGGGTTTGATGGTTATGGTTATATTGTTGGTACAGGAAGTTCTGTTTCTCAAGTAACAATCACTGATGGTGGAACAAATTATCCAACAGGAACAATTGCAGATTTGGAAACAACAAACATCGTTGGTAATGGTTCCGGATTAAGATTATCTGTAACCGCAGGTGCAGCGGGAACAATAACTGGAATTGCAGCAACAACTGCAACGGGTAATGGATATCAAGTTGGAGATGTTGTTGGTATTGTAACCACTTTGGGTAGAAATGCGAGATTTACTATATCATCTATTAGTGGATTAGATACTTTGTACTTATCTGGCGTTAAAGGTCAAAAGGATACAAATAAGTCGTTTGCTGTTGGTGCTGGTGTAAGTTACTATAATGATTCTGGTGTTATTGTTTCATTAGCATCCACTACCATTACTAATAGAACTACAGAAGGAACGGGTTTGAATTCTGGTAATCGTCTTAGAATTAATCATTTTGATCATGGTATGTATTCATCTTTGGATAAAGTAAAACTTACAAACATATTACCAAGTGACTCACCTACCACACTTTCTTCGCAACTATCTATTGATGAGTCTGCGACTATCAGTGTAGCAAGTACCGCAGGATTTGAAACATTTGAAGGTGTCTCTGTTGGACCAACTACACCTGGATATGTTCTGATTGGTGATGAGATTATTGAGTATAATAACGTTTTGACTGGAACCCTCTCCATTGCTGGTTCTGGAAGGGCTAAAGATTCTACCGTATCTCAACCACATTCTACTGGATCTTTGGTTTACAAATATGAACTTAATGGTGTTTCTCTTAGAAGAATTAATAATGTTGAGCACGATGTTGATTCCTTAGGAAATGCAATTGATGGATATCATGTGGAAATTGACATGTCAACAAATGGGTTGGATAGATCTGCTGATCTTAATGGAAGATCGCAATTATCTTTCAATTCCCAAGAATCTTTAGGGGGATCAAATTGCAAAGCGACTGAAAATATTCAATTTAATGAAATTGCACCATATTATAATATTCTTACACCAGGATCTTCTACTAGTGTGACTGCTAGTGTTAGAACTGTAACAGGAAGAAGTGTTAATGGAACAGAAACTCCATTTGTTGATAATGGTTTTGAAACTGTCCAACTCAATCAAGTTAATAGGTTAAATTCTGTTAGAATGGTTGCTTCTAAAGTAAACGAGACTAATAGATTAACTTATCTCCCAAGAAATAGATCTCTTACGACGGGTATTTCGTTATCCACGTCGGATAACAACTTGTCTCCAATAATCTATACAGATAATTCTATAACAGAATTTAGACTTGATAGATTAAATAGTCCAATAACAAATTATGCCACAGACAATAGAGTAAATTCTCTATTCTTTGACCCACACTCTGCGGTTTATGTATCAAATACTGTCAACTTAGCACAAGCATCGACATCTTTGAAAGTGCTTCTTGCAGCATATAGACATGAATCAGCAGACTTTAGAGTTCTGTATAGTTTGATAAGAGCAGATTCTAGTGAAGTTACTCAGGAGTTTGAATTATTCCCAGGATATAACAATCTGAAACTTACCACTAATGGTTTAGAGGTTATTGACGCAGCAAATAGTGATGGAAGACCAGACAGTTTTGTTCCTGCAAGTTTAGATAACCAATATCTGGAATATGAGTATACTGCAAATAATTTAGACCTCTTTACCGGATATACAATTAAGATTGTGATGTCTGGAACTAATCAGGCATATGCTCCAAGAATCAAAGATCTGAGAACAATCGCACTTGTATGATAAGAGTAGAAGGTCACAAAAATCTCTACAGAGATGAAAAAAGTGGTGCCATAATAAACTGTGACACCACTTCATATAATAGTTATTTGAATATGTTAGAACAAAAACAACTTCAAAAATCCGAAATTGATCGGATGAAAGAAGATATTGATGAAATAAAAAGTCTTTTAAGAGACCTCTTGACAAAAAAATAATATTGTAAGGTCTTTGGTTAATATAAATATTTATAGAAACATATCCTATCTGAATAATGGCGGTATTTGTATCAAACATAGTAATTGAGCAGGGATTTGATTTTGATACTACTTTTATTTTGGAAGATACTACAACAGGAGATTATTTAGATTTAACTAACTATGATGTTGAATCTCAATTAAGAAAAACTTATTCTAGTAATACTGCTTATTCTTTCACAGCAGCAATCACCGAAGCTGAAGTTGGAAATGTCCAAATATCAATGGGATCTACTTTAACTTCTACTATAAAATCTGGAAGATATGTATTTGATGTAAAAATAATTAGTTCTGGAGGGACAATATCTAAAGTTGTTGAAGGATCTGCTTTGGTAAGACCGGGAGTAACTAGGTAATGTCACCAGTAAAGGCTTCTACATTAATAGCATCGCCAACAGTAAAGGCTAGAGTAGGTCCTCAAAATGTAACTCGCGTTCTTTCTAACGCATCATCTCCTCCAGCAAAATTAATAGATCTAAATGATGTAAATTCCGATTCTCAGAATATTGATGGACTACTCCTAGTTTGGAATCTGGAAAATGAAACTTTTATAATGACAAGTGTCATTGATAATGAGGTAAAAATAAGTGATCCATCCGAATCATACAGTGCAACCACCGGAGCACTTGTTGTTTCTGGTGGTGTTGGAATTGGAGGAAATTTAAATGTTGCCGGAATTGCAACTTTTGGAACGGGAACTGTTGTAATAGATGGAGACAATGATACTATTAATGTTGGAACAGCAGTAACTATTAGTTCCTCTGAGGGTATTTTTACACCTATTACAGGTTAATGGTCCATTTAAAGCAGAAAGTCTTAATATATCTGGAATATCAACATTAGCATCCAATGGTGGGATTACTACTACCGGAGGAAACCTATATGTAGGTGAAAATCTAGAAGT